AAATACTAATACATGGTGGAAAATTATTATATTACATCAGATAAATTATTTAGTTTCTGTACTTCACTATATAAAATAATAAAAGGTAATTTTGTTTGGTTACCATCTACAATTATTGAATTATCTCTATCAAAACAAAATAATTTGAAAATCATCTATCTATTATATCAACTACATTATTAGTGTTATATTATAATGTAAATTTTTTATTGTCACTATTTTTAGTATCTATAATATATTTGCCATTATATAATATTTTTAGTAATTTTAAAACTATTGAACCATTTAAAATTAGATTAAGAAAGATAAAAAATTATAAAATAATAAGTATTATAAAATAATAAGTATTAAAGCTATAATTATTATTTTACATAATGTCTATTACTGAACTACATAATAAAATAGATGAATTATATGATGCATATAAAGATGATAATATTATAGTACAAAAATTAAATAACTATATAATAAATGAATTACCAACAATATTATCAAATACTAAACAGTCTATAATAAATCGTAAAAATAGAAAGTTGTTATTACAAGAGGCTCATGATATATTTGTAAAACAATTTATAAATAATAATAAATATTTTTACTGTAATACTAGTGAAATTTTTTTTATATATGATCATGAACATTATAGTACAATTAGAGAAGACACAATAATTCACACAATTTTATCGGCATTGAGATTGCGCGAAGATCTTTTACCATGGAAATTTAAAATTAAGACATCAATTATAAAAAATATAAAAGATATATCAATATTAAATTCATTACCAGAGTCTAATACTATTCAAAATGTACAAAATATATTTATAAATATATTTGAAACAAAAAATGAGATTAAATACTTTTTAACAATATTAGGCGATATAGTTCTTAAAAAAAATAATAATAATATAAATATTATAAGTAATAACTTAAAAAATTTATTAAGAATAATAGAAAATATTTCTAGTCAATATTTTGGCCACAGTTCAATAGTTAATCAATTTAAATTTAAATATTGTGATCATAATTATAATGATTGTCGTATATTAGTTGCTAATAACTGTCCAGAAGTTGAAGAAACTATTTTTAAATCTATTATAGATATTATAATAGTTTCTTGTTACTATTCAAATCGGTTTAGTAATTCAGATAATTTTCTAGAATTGTCACACGATAAAGAATTTGTAGATAGAATTCTTTTTTTAAAAAATAATACACAAGATGAGATATTAAAAAAGTTTATTGATTCAAAAATACAAACTTCGGATAATGCTAGTATTTCGATGAAAAATATGTTGTATTTGTGGAAATTATATTTGGAAGAATTAAAACTACCATTTATTATTTCAAATGTAAATATAAAGATTTTATTAAAAAAGATACTAAAATATGATGAAGAAAGTGAAAATTTTATAGATTGTACTAGTAATAAAATACCATTTGTATCTAAATTTTTAAATTTTTGGGATGAGACGATTGTAGATGATCCACATGAATATTATATTGAGATTGATGAAATATGCATATTATTTAAAAATTATACTGGACTAAATAATAAAAATATATATATTAATGAAGAATCTATTCTTAATATAATTAAACACTTTTATCCAGATACAAATATTGATGGTAAATATATATGTGGTATAACTTGTAATCAGTGGAATAAACAAAATGATATTGTTGAATTTATTAATAAAAAATATAATGATGCAGTTAAAGCACAAGAACTAGATAAAAAATTTTCATTATATGAATTATATAACGATTATAGTAGAAATTATTGTAAAAAAAATAAGAATTTAATTGTAATTAGTAAAACTTATTTTGATTTATTTTTATGCAATATTTTATCAACCTATTCACAAAATATTGATTTAAATATGTTATCGTTATCTTTATTTGCTAATTATTAATTTATCTTTTTTTTCTAGTTCCGCCGATAGTTTTTGCGCGTCGAAGACGAGGAGGACTTTTTGAATTTTTTGGTGTTTTTTTAACATAACCAAATTTACCCTTTTGTGCAAAATATCCGTATTTTTGTAATCTTTGTTCGCGTTTGGCAGTTTCATGCTTTTTCTTAGATTTCCAGCGGCCTTTTACATTTACTAAATCTTTAGCTAAAAGTCCGCCACTTGTTTTGTATGCTGTACCGTGACCTACTTCAGCACGAGAACCTTCTAATTTATCAAATGTTTGAGTACCAATGTGGTATTTTCCATCAGCAGATTTACGATGATTACGCATTTATAATATTAACTTAGAAAAAATTATAATATTTGTATTATATAAATATGAAAAAGAAAACTTTAAAAAAGAAAAATTCTAAATATTACAAAAGAAATAGAAAAAGTAGAAAAAATAAAAGTAGAAAGAGTTTGAAGGGTGGAGGTAATATTCGTGCATCTTGGGTTGGAGTTGCTAACCATTTACAACCAACCGGATTTGGTTGGTTAGATAAATCTTTTTTTAGACCTTGTCACTAAATATTTCTAAGAACATTTGAAGTATTTGATAAACCAAATCCCCAAGAAAGGACACAAGTACAGTCTCCAGTAGTTTGTTGAAGAAAAGTTTGTTGCATTTCATAAAATTGGTCAGGAGGCATTTTATACCAATTAGTTGGATCTATAATATTTAAACAAGATGTCTTAGGTGGAACTATAATAGATTTTCGTCTACCATCAATATGCCTAGCTGAAGTTCTAGCTAGATGTGAATATCTCATAGCTTGTGTTACCATGCTACCTGGATTATTTTTTGCTGTTCCGGCAAAATACTTTGGATTTTTTATGTAAAAAATTTTTTTGCAATTATCTAAATTATTTTCTGGATCTAATACTCCACTACAATCATAATAAAAAGGTAGAATTGCATTTCTAGCAATTCTGCTAAATCGACCTCTAGTCTCTTTACAACCACAATTTAATTCAGTAATTTGTAATTGAGGTACATTTTGTGCACAAGGCTTTCTAGCCATTATTTATTATAATATAAATATATTATAATAAATACTTCTTATATATAAGGAATATATTTTGGCATATCATTTTCATATGTTGTTACTTTAAAATCACTATCATAGCCATCTACATAAACTACATCTCCAGTATATAAATCATCACATCCGGTATCTGTCATACATTTACGACCCTTATGTTTGATAGGCAATTTAATCATACCATTTTTATCGGACATTGTATAAAAATTCCATTTATCTCGATTTGTAATTAATGGTCGACCCATTAATGGTAATATCATTTCTTTATTTCCACCTATACGTGTTAAAATACCTATTTGTCTATAATTAGTATCAAAAGATTGGGTTGGAACATTTATAGGTACTCTTGACGAATATATATTCAAATTTGGAAATAGTCTATTATCTCTAGTAGGTCCTTCATATGGATTTAGTAAAACATCATTATCTACATTAGAAAAACTATAACTTGCACGAGGAAATAATCCTGTATTTACTTTATCATTTGGTAATTCTACAGTATTTACATATTCTACTTTATTTAAATTTTTATTATTTGATAGATACATCATTCCAATAACTACTAATAATATTACTATTATTATGAATACTAATGTCATATTTTCTATACAAATTACACCTGGAGGACACTTAGCCATATATTATCTACTAATATAATAATAATTTATCATATTAGTAACTGTATTATATTGCTAAAATATTGTATGGAGTGGGATTCGAACCCACGCGCCTTTCGACAGTAGAACTTGAGTCTACCCCCTTAAACCACTCGGGCATCCATACACTATATATAATAGTATATATAGTGTATTATTTAAATTATTTTAAAATTAAAAAAATGGTTGTAATTCTAATGTATTTGTTTTAGGACTAGTATTTACAGGAGTTGATATAGGAGGAGATATAGTACTAGCATCAATTTTATATTTAATGTATGATACTGCTTCTTTGTAAACTTGTTCTATAGCAAAATCAGTTACTAGATTATTTAAAGTAATTATTTGATATTTGATATCACAAGGTAAATTATTTGCATGTTGTAAAAAAATACTTCTCATTATAATTTTTAATTCATTACAATTTTGTGGTGCTATAACATATTGACCATTTGATTTATCATATACTCCTTTTCTTATTGCATTCTGTAAGATTTGTATATTTTCTTCACTAAAAAATGTGCAAGATAATAGTGTATCTGTCCATTGCCCTGTTAAAGCATCTCTAAAAGAGACACATTGTTTAATAGGTATTTTATCTGCTAATTGAAATTGAGGTCCAATTGGACCTAATATATCTACTCTTCCATTTGAAGCAAAATTCATATAATAGATATTAGAAAAAAAATATTACAATAATTTATATATGAATTTTCAACAAATAGTAGTTATGGTTGCTGCAATTATATTAATTGGCTTATTAACTTGGATTGGTTATGGAATGTATCAAAGTGAACACAATGCTAAGTTTCCTCCTATCAGTAGTGATTGTCCAGATTATTGGGTTGCAAACAAAAATGGTTGTGTTAATATTAAACATTTAGGAAGTTGTAACAATGGACAAAATAACACCATGGATTTTAATAAACCTCCTTTTCTTGGTAAGAATGGTATATGTGCTAAATCAAGCTGGGCAAGACGTTGCGGTGTAACTTGGAATGGTGTTACTAATGCTGGTGCTAAACTTCAAAAAGTTTGTGGTTTTCAATAAATAAATTATAATATTTATTATATAATATGATAAATATTATTTATGATTTACCAAATGAAATTTTATATATTATATTTTATTACCTTAACACTAGAGAAAAATTTTTTTTAAATAAAAAATATTACATAAAATACAATAATTATATAGATCAATATATCATCAATTATAGTTCTTACGTTAGAGATATCATTCGGTTAGATTATTCGTTTGTTTTTGAGTATATTATATATAGAAATTTTAATAAATGGATTAAAATAAATAATTATAACTATAAAAATATTATCTATAACAATTACATATTTTTTTTATCTGATTTTGCAAATAAAAATAAAGCTACTAAATGTTTAAATTTATTAAATTTACATTTAGAGATATCTAAACTTAAAAAGTTAAATTGTAAAGATTATAGAATTAAACGTAAAGAATGGATAGTTTAAATTTGAATAGTATTCTTGGTCGTGAAAATATAATTAAACAAATAAATGATTTTCTTATTAATTTTGAAAAAAATAAATACGATTTAACAATAAAAAGAGGAGTTTATCTATATGGTCCACCTGGAATTGGTAAAACATTTTTTATAAAAGATACTTTAATTAAATTAGGATATGATATAATTCTCTATGATGCTGGTGACATTAGAAATAAATGTATTATTGATACAATAACACAAAATAATATGACTGATACAAATGTTCTCTCATTACTAAGTAAAAAAAGCAAGCCTTTAGCTATTATCATGGATGAAATTGATGGAATGAATAATGGTGATAAAGGAGGTATTAATTCACTAATTAAAGTTATACGTCCAAAAAAAACTAGAAAACAAAAATTAGAAGAAATATCTTTTATTCCTATCTTTTGTATTGGTAATTATCATATTGATAAAAAGATTAACGAATTAATTAAAGTATGTCTTACTATACCTTTCCCTATACCTACTAGCAAAGAAATTACAAATATTATCAAACTTTCTATGCCTAAAATATACTCTAATAATGAGTTGTTATCTAACATAATAAATTATACACAAAATGATTTAGGAAAGTTAATTTCAATAGAAAAACTTTATAAAAATAACTTTAATGTTTTATCAAATAAAGAAACATTATCACTTTTTTTACCAAAAACTCTTACTGAAGATACAAAAGATATTACCAAACGTCTTATTAATGAAAAACACAATATTAAAAGTCATAATCAAATCATGAATGAAACTGAAAGAACTATTGTTGGTTTATTATGGCATGAAAATATAATAGAATACTTTAATAAAGTTGATAATAATATTAGTATACCATTATATTTGAAACTGTTAGATAACATATGTACTGCAGATTATATAGACCGTATTACATTTCAAAAACAAATTTGGCAATTTAATGAAATGAGTTCATTAATTAAAGTTTTTTATAATAATTTATTATTAAAAAATAATATTAAAAAAAATGATATTAAAACAATAAGATTTACTAAGGTTCTTACTAAGTATAGTACTGAATATAATAATTTATTATTTATTCAAAACTTGTGTCAAATATTTAGTCTAGATAAAAAAGATTTATTTACTCTATTTATTAAATTAAAAAATTTGTATGATTCGGGCGAAATATTTAACTATATGGAACAGTATGAAATAACTAAACTTGACATTAATCGTATATATAGATATATTGATAAATTTCATAATATAAATACTACATATTCATATAATGACAATAATATAGATCTTGAAATTTAATTTGTAGCTACCATATTTTTCTCATTCCATTTATCTAGGATCTCTTTCGATAGTACTGCTGAATGATGACTCATATATGATTGTGGATTTTCATAAAATGCCTGATTAGTTACGGATGCACATGTTGGATATGTTGATTTTGCTGAACGATTCTTGTATGCCGTAGTAGAACGAACTTTAAAGAATTTATTTTCATCTACACTACCGACTTTAAATGGATATTTTGCACCAGTTACTGCATCTAGAATTGGCGACCCTACTACATCTGAATAATATACTTTTTTATATGGCTGATACGCCCGATCTACCTCAATCTCTGGCATAGTCTTTGTTACTGTATCCATCTTGCTACTATTTACTATTACAATTTTATTATTTATATCAATTTTATTTTATTATTTAATAAAATAAAATATTTACTTGTCTATCATAGCTATTTTACTTTCTAAAAGTTCTATGTATCTATCTTTTTTAAGACAATCTTCTTGTAATTTATTTATTCTTGTCTCTTGCTCTTTTAAAATATTTACAATTTGTTGATTTGTTAATGGTTCTGTTTTACCATTAATTTGACCAGTAATTTGACCTTGATTATTATTCGCTTCTGTTAGTAATTGTAACAAAACTTGATTATCATTAATTTTTATCTGATTTTCATTAATTAATCTATTTAATTCCATAGGATTTCGTTTTAAATGTTCAATTTGTTCTTTTGATAATCCCATATTATTTAACATTTGACTATTATGCATCTCTATTTCATCTCGTTTTTGTGTCATTAACTGTTCTCGTTCTTTTGTTATTTGATCTATCTGTTTTAAAACATCTGGTTTCATTGATGGTTTACCTGGTTCATAATCTTTTAATTCATTATCTATATTTTTCATAAAAAAATCATATAGATCTTTTTCTTTTACAAAATCTTCTACTTTTTTATCTGATATTTTTGTATATTGTGGATTAGGATTATTGTTTAGTAAAGTTTTTTTATCAAATGTATTATGTTCGTGTGAAAAGACTAGAATAGTTTTTTTTGGCTCTAATTGTACAAATGGTACTGTATAATCTTTTAAAAATGCTTTTTCTTCAGCTAGTGCAGCTGTATCATTATATCTATGTTCTTTTAATAATTCACGTTTAAATGCAAAAGTTCCTGCTGTTGCATGATTTGGTCCATATGGACCAAATTGAACCATTTTATTTATATGTTTAAAATAGATATATATTTCACTTGCACCCGCGCATAGTGCTTTTGGATGAGATTGTAACATATTTACTGCATACATTATTCTCTCTGGAGGATAATAATCATCATCATCCATATAGACTAAAATATCTCCTTGTGATTTATCATGCATTATATTACGTTTTTTTCCTAATGGCATTTTTTCATCATACTTATAATATTTTACATTAGATATATCACAAACTAAGTCTTCTATCTTATCAGTTCCATCATCTATTATAATCCATTCTATTTTATCTTTTGGATATGTTTGGTGATGAAAACATTTAATCATCGATGGAATAAAAGGTCTTCTATTAAATGTTGGTGTACATAAACTTACTAATGGTAAATTATCTAAATTTTTTGACTTTGTTTTTTTTCCCATATTATTTATTAGTATATTTATACTTTTAAATAATATTTCTATGTACACTTATTTCTTTCGCTACCACCAATCTTTGATACTATACCATACATATATTTTATAAAATGAATTGATACTATAAGGAAAAATATTACAGTTGGAATAATTTTTAGTGGTTTTTCCATATGCTTATTCATGTTAACTTTGTATAAAATTTGCAAAAACATAAATCCAAATACATATCCCATTAAAACATTCTCTTTTCTTACTATATTCATTATTACCTCACGCTGACTTTTAGTAAATATAGGTCTTATTAATAATTCAAATAATAATTTGATAACATTAAAAGATGATATTATAAGATCTAGTGACCATATAAAAAACCCACTCAATATTATAAGAATCATTTCAATTATTCCATGTTTCCAAAAACTTGTTAGTTGTTTAATTACTAATGATCCTAGTGTATATATATAAATAATAGGCAATGATAAAACAAATAAAAATACAGAAACTACCATCAATATACTGTAAGTAGATACAGTTAATCCATTAATCCAAGACATAAAATTTTTAATATGACCATGTAAATCTACTTGTGTTTCTGCTAATGAAACTAGAAACCAATTTAAATAGTTATGTAATATACTATCTGAATTTTTACGATACCATTTATATGGTATACTAGCTCCCTCATTACATTTATTTGTATTGTTTGTATTATTTGTAACACCATCATTTTGTTGTTTAATTAAATTTACTACAAATTGGTTTAAAATATCACTATTAACTACATTTTTATTATTACATGGATTAAGATTTTTTGTACCATACGGATAATCATCACATTTTGATGGTAATACTCTATTTATTACTTCTAGACTTGCTTCTTTTATAAAATATACGAGAGAACCATTTACAGTAAAAAACAATAATACTATTATTATTAATTGTATACTGAATAAAAATAGTTTTAGAATTTGTCCCTGATCTTTTTTTTTTATTTTTGGTTCATCTTTATCATTTTTATCTCCTTTTTTTATTTTATTAGTATTCATATATATTATTATTATATTTTTAATACTATTTATTCCTAATTATCTATAACTATTAAATTCTAATGAAGCTAAACCCTGTTCAATAGTTAAAACATTATATGTTTCTTCAAATAATTTTAAATTAAAAGTATAATCATATATTTGCCAATCAGTTTTATTATAACCATAACTATTTCCTGAACTATCACATATTGGTATAATTGCTACACGAGATGGATCTAATATTGGTAACAATGGCACATTGTCATATTCAAAATCAATATGTCTATATTGAATTAAATTCATTGCACCATTAGGATCTAAGTCATATGGTGAACTATTTAAACCAAAATTATATGTATATAATCCTTCAGTATATCCACCACTTGTTCTTAAAAATGGTTCTACTGTATTATAATAAGTTGCATCTAGTCTCTCTTCTCTAATTCTTCCATCTAAAATGAGCGACCAATTATTTAAAATTGTCTTATTAGAACCTTTATATGGTCCTGTTATATATGGAAATACACCTTTATTATTACTACTATCATAAGTAAATGGAAAATATGGTGGACTTAAGTTCATTCCTGATCCCACATATGTTGAACCTATTGCTAAACCTGAAAATGAATGTGATAAACAGATTGCATAGTTAAAACTTGTATCTATTGAATATTTTGCGAATAAAGAAAAGTTATTTGGTAACATATTTGCTGTTGTTAATTCCCACATTTTTGGTTCATTACTAAAATTATAATAAGGATTTGCTATATTATTTGTCTGTTGTATAAATGATAAATCATTTAGATTTGAATCTGAATTATAGTATGTTTGTTTTAAATTTTTATAATATAGTAACTGTAACGTATAATCTTGGTCGCCTTTATATTGCCAATTTGAATAATTATTCCATTGATTTCTCAAATTTACATCTGATCTTTGTAAGAACCACATCCAATTTGATACTATATTATTTGATTTGAATCTATCTGATGCATATGCATTATGATTTATTTTTTCAAATATAATTGTTTGCATCTGTTTAATTAGATAACTTTGAGGGCGTGATCTAAATACTAGTTGTTCTTCATGATCTAAATAAACATATGTTGAACACAGTCTTGGATTTGCTGTCCACAATCCATTTGGTCTAAAATATGCTGCTATATCCGCACTCAATTGTGTTTGTAAAGCGGCTTCTTGTAAAAATGCTTGATTAGTAGAAGGATATTGTGTTGTAAACATATACATTTGATATAATGGGTCAGTCGTATTTATTGTACTTATAAATGGAGGTGGATTATATGGTTTAAAAAGATTAAATTGTGAATAATATAATTGTCTATAGTTTGCAGACAAACGCCAACATTCTGCCGACCCTGGTCCACAAGGTGGTACTCCACACGTATTTAGAGCATTTTCATAATCACTATAATAATTTGCAGATAAATCTTCATATATTGATAAACCTGATCCTACTTGTGTTGTATTACCTTTTGCAAAACTATGCCCATAATAAGTATTAATATATTGTCTAACATCTCTTATTACAAAGAGTTCTCTAATTGGTCTACACTCTATACTTATTTTTAATGCATTTTTTGTAAGACTAACTAATGGAAAACTTTGAGAAGATGAAAACATATACCACAAATTTAATGGTATTGTAAGCAATCTTTTATCAATTGAAGGTGTTATATTTGTTCGTATATTTGGATCTCTTGTAACACTCAAGTCTTCTAATCTATTATATAATGACCAATATATATTAGCAGAACTATCTCTAAATTGAGATATTGATGAATATAAACAATTTGGATATAATCCTTTTCGTTTGCCTGCAAACCCTGGATTATTCATTTCTGAAATATTTCCCGTCATCCTATCAAATATCTCTTTTTTCTCTTGACTAAACTCTCGTTTTACTAAATTTGTTAAGTATTCTCCTGTATATTCTTGTATAATTGTACCAGCTATACTTATACTTACCTTTGTCATCATTTGTGCCCCTAAATCTTCTATCCATTTAAATTCAAATGGCTGACAATGTGGTATTTGTGCACTTCCTAATTTACGTACTGGTTTTTCTAGCTGACTGTTACTTGGATCACGTATTTTATATATACCTGTTTGATATTCTGGAACTATATTACTAGGATTTACAGCATATCCTACACAATCTTGTAAAAAATTGTCTGGATTGTCTCCACTACTACATGTGGGGTTTGCTGTTGTACCACAGCCTCCTGGCGTTATATTTCTATCACTTGGTTCAACCCATACCGGACTCCATATATATGGCATTTGAATGACAAAAAATGTATCTAATAATAAATCACCCCATCTTGGTATTGTAAAATCAAATTTTGTTATATTATTTTCTCGCAGAGTGCTATTTGTTACATTACAATTAATTATATGTTTTTGTAAACCAAAATTAGTATATTTTTTATAAGTTGCTACAAAAAATGATTTTTTTGGATTTCCAGTAATAAATACATTAATATTTCCATAAGATACTATATTTAATAAACCTCCACCCATTTAAATACTAATATATAAATTAAGTTTATATTTATTTATATATTATGTTAATTTATATATTATGTTAATTAAATTGTTCTATCTAATGCTAAACTAGCTACACCGTTTTTTATTGTTAAAATGTTATATCGTTCTTCCATTATATGTAAAGTATAGCTCCATAAATATAGATCTTTATTTTTTATCTGTATTACTGTAGGATTTTTTTCACTATTTGTTAATGGATCACAATTTACTGACCCAATAATTACAGGCTCTTGCCAAACTGTTTCTACATAATTTGGTATTGGTACTACTTTTGAACTAGGATTTAATCTAAATTCCCAATTTATTGTATTAAATGCTGATAAATTTACCGCACCTGATGGTTGATAAGTAAAAGGTGAACTATTTAAACAAAAATTGTAGTAATACGTTCCCTCTATACCAGATCCATTACTTCTACTATATAAATCAACCCATGCTATTATTCCATTATCAAGTGAATATTCTCTTACTGTACTATTAAAATATAACCCCCAAGATATTAATATCTCTCTTGTATTTTGTGGATTATAAATTGGTTGCCAAACTATTTCATCAATAAACCCTTTTAAAGGTAACAGTTGTCTACAGCTTGGATTTGAAATTCCATTTATATTTATTGCTCCACCATTAAATTCTTCTCTAAAAGGTAGATTTGTATAATTACTCCACTCATTTCTTGTATCCACATCTGATCTTTGATAATACCACATCCAAGATATTACTAATCCTCTAGTTTGTATTGGTATATAATTATCTCCACCTAATAAATCATATATATCTTGTTCATGTACCTCTTTTACTAAATACGATTGACAATTATTTGCAAAATCATTTCGTTCATCTTCTGTTAAAAATGTATAATTTGCCATCAAATGAACATCAGCAAACCAAGGATCTAACACTTCATCATAATATCTTTGAATTGTTTCATTAATATTAACTGGATATGGTATTGCTCCTATCTCTGGTGTTGATGCACCCGATATATCATATGCTTTATCTATTATTACCTTTGGCGGAGGCGCTTTTAAAAAATATTTTAAGTTATATATTGAAAATTCATCTGGTTTAGGTGAAGTATACTGTTGAGGTATATTTGCAAATAATGTAATTAATGAGTCAAACTGTAAACCTTGTGGTCTTGAAGGATCAAAAAATGTATCAAAACAACCTGATATATCTGGAGCTGGTCCTACTGGCTCCACACCAGTTGTTGTATTTATAGGATCTACCGTTAATTCATTACGATCAGCATATATAGCTGGAGGTTCTCCTGTAGATGTTAATACCCGAGCATCTAAAGCCAATGAAAATTTATTTATTATATTTTTTACTACCCACCATTCATTTACTGGCCGTACCTCTACTTCTACTCTTAATTCTGAATATTGCATACTAATTAATGGTAATGGTGTCTTATTATTTGTAGTACACCACAAATTAATTGGTACATATAATTGTTTTCCTCGTATTGATGGTTCTAATCCGTATCGCATTTTTTCATACATTGATCCAAAATATGCTGCATTTGGATAATTTCCATTACGATTTTTATAATTTTTTGGATCCATCAAATCTTCAGTATTTCCTATCATTCTATTAAAAACTTTCTTTTGATCATTTGTAAAATCACGTTGTACCATATTTAATAAATATTGACCAGTAAATTCTTGGATTATAGTATCATTTGAATATATTCTTACTGCTTTTAAAATTTGAACTCCTAAATTTTCAATCCATCTAAATTCAAATGGAAATATTCTATTTACCCATTTCATTCCACCTCTTGTTGGAGTTTTATTTCTTTCGGTAAAAGTTCCCGGTGAATCTATATATATATTTGTGAATGCAAACTGTGTTGTACATTCACAGCCACATGCTTCACAATTTTGAGAAGCTTCATTTACAATTGTTGAATATACACTACCTAGTCCTCCTACTTCTGTATCTAATTTATGTGATATTTGTGTTCTACAAGCTGAACAAAACATCGCTGGAACACCTCCTATAGAAAGTAACGGGCTCCATATATTTGGTAATTTAAATGAAAAATATATTTGATTTAACAAATCTCCATATCTTGGTATTTTAAAATTATATATTGTTGGCACATCATAATTTAAACGTTTTTCTTCTTCAAAATTTATTCTAAATTTTTGTTGTCCAAAATTTGTATGTGATAAATACGTTTTTTTAAAAAATGTCGTTGTTGGTTGTCCTATTAATATTATTGATTCTTTACCTTGTGAAATTAAATTTAATAAGCCTCCAGTCATATATATTCTATTTAATTTAAATTTTAAATTTTAATAAAAATTAAATTAACTAGCAAATAGTAACTTAGCCATTCCTCCTGAAAATTCTAAAATATTATATCTCTCTTCCATTATATGTAAATTATAATTATAATCAAAATCTGTATATTTATCATTTTTTACACTAACTATTGGTCCTCCTGGACTTACATAATTAAAATAATCATCTATATTTTCTCCCCAAGCATCATCTATATAATTATCGGCTTTATAATTATGACAATCTAAATTTAAGTCTAAAGCACCTAATGTACCTTCTGCGCTAGGTATCATTTCACGCCATGGATTAATTGTTTCAAATTCAAACTCAACATTTGTAAACTTTGCCATATTCATAGATCCAGATGGTTGATAATTTGTTATTTTTTCTATATTAAAATTATAAGTATATATACCATCTTCTAAATCACCATTTAATACTATATATTTCTCTATATAATTATTTATTCCTTCTGGAAAAAGTGTCTCTCTCTCTAATGCATTACAATACAAACCCCACTCAGTCATTATTTCTTTCTGATTTCCTGGGTGTATTGGTCCTGATATATATTGTAAACAAGGATTATATTGTTCTTCTATATTATTTGTACAACTAAAACCCACTGGTGTTATATATGGTGTATTTACTGATTCTAAATCTATTAATGTATATGATAAATCTAAAGCTAATATTGATGGATATGGCATTTTATCTTTGTATGCCCAATTACTATAATTACACCATTCATTTCTTAATACTACATCACTTCTTTGAAAAAACCACATCCAAGATACTGTTAAACCTGTAGCATTTATATTCTCTCTATGAAATCCTTGACAATCTGATATAGTTTTTTCAAAAACTTGTTTTACTAGATATCTCTGTGGCATTCCAGCTATTCTTATTCTTTCTTCTTCTGATAAAAATGCATATGTACAATATAACCCTATATCTTGCTTATTTGGTCTTTCTGTATAATATATTTCAGCAATTTCTTTAAACACATCTTGCTCATTAACTCTTATTTGCGTTATATTTCCATTTTTGTCACTAACTTCTCTATATAGTGGATAACCAACATCACCTAAACATACAGTATTTTCTGGTGGAGGCTGTAAAAAAAATCCATAAGTATATCTTAAATCATTAAAATTTGGAGCTATATATGGAGGATCATAATATTTAAATATATCTGCAGAATTACATGGTAATCCTGTATTTAAACATATATCACTGACAAATCTATCATAATAATTTAAATCTCTTACTACAAATAATTCACTATATGGTCTACACTCTATATATACTTCTAATTTAGAATAATATAGCGATACTAATGGTATTGCTCTGTAACTTGAAAATGTTTCCCATAAATATAATGGTACAAATATTTTTCTTCCATTAATTGATGGTCTTAGACCTTCTGGCCAAAATGTTCTATCTAATCTTCCCCAAGATGCGTTAGGATAATTACCATTATTATTAGAAAAATTTGCAGGATCATTCAACTCTTTTATATTTCCTGTCATCTGATCAAATTTTTCACGACTTCCAGTATCTAAATCTCTTTGGGATTTACAATATAAATAATGACCTGAATACTCTTGTATTACTCTTCCATCTATTAAATATGTTACCTTTTTTACTAACTGTGAACCTAAGTTTTCTATCCATTTAAATTCATATGGTTGACAATAAAAATTTCTAGAAATATCTTTACCAGTTTCTGGTGAAATCGGATTACCTTTACTATTTACTGGATATGGACTAGTATATATAGGACTATATATATTTGGAACATTTATAGAAAAAAAAGTATCCATTAACATATCACCATTAAAAGGTATAACAAATCTAAATTCTGCATCTGCAAATAATGTTATACGATTCTCATTATAAAATGGTATCTCAAATCTTTGAAGTCCAAAATTTCTATATTTAGCATATGTTTTTTTAAAAAATGTTTTTTGTGGATTACCATTTAATACTACATTTATATTTCCTTTTGCTACTAAATTTAATAATCCTCCACCCATATGTATATATAATTAATATATTATTAAGTATATATTTATATTTATAATAGTATATATATAATGAATTATGTCCAAAAATTTAAAAATAATACTTTTGCAATTGCTCATGCCCAAGCAAAAAATTTTTATAATCAACAAAGACAAGAACAAATTAAATTTATCTGTTTATCTATTATCATATTATTAATTGTAGCTATTATATATTATATACATTCTAAAATTAACTTATATAAAACTAATTGTAAATTACTTAAAAAAGTTTATAATAGTACACCTACTCTAAGTGGTATCGATAATAATTCTCCTTATCTTTTACGTGATTTTTATATTAAAACTGCTTATAATTGTTGTGCCAGCGGGCAATTTAAAGCTGATTTTGTTGGATTATGTGCATTACAAACTTGTATTCAACAAGGGGCTAGATGTTTAGATTTTGAAATATATTCTATAGACAATCAACCTGCTATTGCTGTATCATCTATTAATGATTTCACTATTAAAGAGTCTTTTAATAGTATATCTACTGCTGATGCATTTAATACTATTATTAATATGGCTTTTTCTGCTAGTCACTGTCCTAATCCTAATGATCCACTCATATTACATTTTAGAATATTAAGCAATAATGTACCTATGTATAACACACTTGCTACACAAATTAGTAATATTCTTAATTCAAGAATTTTAGGCGTTAATTATAGTTTTGAATTTGGTGGTAAAAATTTAGGAGCAGTTCCTATAAAAAACTTTCTTGGTAAAATTATTATTATTGCTGATGCATCTAATCCTCTTTATCAAAAAACTAAACTTGATGAATATATTAATATGGGTAGTGGCGCAGTATTTATGCGAATTATGCAATACCAAGATGTTAAATTTACCCAAGATTTAAAGCTAAAAGATTACAATAAAAAAAATATGACTATTGTTTTACCTGATTGGAGTGCAAATGACTCTAATCCTAATTTTAATGTCGCTAGACAATATGGCTGTCAACTTATTGGTATGTCCTTCCAAAATTTTGATTCTAATTTAGAACATTATAATGCATTTTTTGATGGCGACAAGTCAGCATTTGTTCTTAAACCTAAAGAATTACGATTTGTTCCTTTAACTATCCAAATACCACCAAAAGCTCCTCCTGCTTATTCATATCAAGCTCGACCTGTTACTACAAATGGTCCAAATGTTTATTATAATTATCGTATCTAATAAGGGGAAACCCCTTAAACCCAAATAATAAGGGGAAACCCCTTAAACCCAAATAATAAGGGGAAACCCCTTAAACCCAAATAATAAGGGGAAACCCCTTATTTATTATAATTATCATATCTAATAAATTTATTATATGATTATAATATAATTATATAATAATGAATAGTGAACAAAATAAAATTCTTAAAAAAGAGATTCAAATTATTCAAGATGCTATTGAAGAAGCTAGCAAAAAAAAGAAAAATATAATTAAATCTACTATTATTAAAAAAATATTTAATATACTCGAACAATTTTTAAAATCAAAAGAATTAATTTGTTATGGTGGTACAGCTATTAATAATATTCTTCCTAAAAATCAACAATTTTATGATAGAAATATTGAATTACCTGACTATGACTTTTTTTCACCTAATGCAATTGAAACTAGTATAGAACTTGCCGATATATATTATAAAAATGGTTTTGATGAAGTCGAAGCAAAAGCCGGCGTTCATATAGGAACTTATAAAGTTTATGTTAATTTTATACCTATCGCCGATATTACACAACTAGATTCTGAAATATTTGAACAATTACAGCAAAATAGCATTATTAAAGATGGTATCTATTATGCTCCTGCTAATTATTTAAGAATGGCTGCCTATCTTGAACTATCTAGACCCGATGGCGATATATCTCGATGGGAAAAAGTATGGAAACGTCTCGTTTTATTAAATAAAAATTACCCAATTGAAGCATACAATTGTACTATTAAAGATTTTATTAGAACATTTGATACTCCTATTGATTCATTACCACTTGTCTATAATACCATACTTAATAGTATTATTAAACAAAAATTAGTATTTTTTGGTGGTTATGCAATATATTCATACAGTAAATATATATCCCAACGCGATAGAAAACAACTTATTAAACACCCTGATTTTGATGTACTCGCTAATGATCCATTACAATCTGCCAATATTATTAAAAATGAATTAGCTAAAAAAAATATTTTAGATATTAAAATTATTAGACACGAAGCTATCGGCGAAATTATACCCGAACATTATGAAATTAAAATTGGCAATGAAACTGTTGTTTTTTTATATAAAACAATCGCTTGTTATAGTTATAATACTATAAAAGTTAGAAATAAAAATATCAATATTGCAACTATTGATACTATGCTAAGTCTATATCTTGCATTTATTTATGCTAATCGTGACTATTACGACCCTAAAAGAATTCTTTGTATTGCTCAATATCTATTTATTATTCAAATTAAAAATAGACTTAGTCAAAAAGGTATACTAAAACGTTTTACTACAAAATGTTATGGTAAACAAGAAACAATGGAAGATATTAGAGCCCAAAAAGCTTTTTTGTACAATAAACTTAAAAAAAACAAATGTAGTAAAGAATTTCAAAAATATTTTTTACGTTATACACCCGCTAATAAAAGCAAATGTTTTATAAAAAAAAATAAAATGACTAAAAAAAATAAAATGACTAAAAAAAATAAAATGACTAAAAAAAATAAAATGACAAAAAAAAATTAAATGACTAAAAAAAATAAAATGACTAAAAAATAAAGTTATTTACAAGATAATACATTTATCTAAACACTTTGATTTACCACTTTTATTTTTATAAAAATTTATATCGATTAGATAAATATAATATTTATCGTGTATTTTTATCTTTTTATAATATTCATTTGTGAGTCTATTATATATTATTTCATATGATGGATTATTAATATCATAAAAAAATATATATTTTCGGTTTTTATTCACACCAATTTTAAAATTTTTAAACTTTGAATTTAAAATGCAATTTAATTTTTTATAATAATGATTTTTTAGAAAATTTATTTTATATTCTTCTACGAATAATGGATTATTATAAAAATCTTCTAGATAATCATTTAATGCTGTCATTAATATATTTAATATATATATTATAATCTTAAATATATTATTCTATAATATTAACATGTGTCTGATTACATAACCGTTTTATAATTTTATTTTCTTTATCACTAAAATCTTCTGTACAATTTTTTACTAACTTCATATATTCTTCTTGTAATTTTGGATCAGCCTCCCAATTTGGATTTTCTGCTACCCATTTCTCCAAACTTTTTTGTTGCATATGGGTAACTTGTTTTAATGCATTCTTTAATTTTATATTTGAATCATCTCTCTCCCAATTTCCCATATTTTGGTTTTCTTCTGACTTAATATAAAGTATTTCTCTCTTTACATCCATACAATGCAATGGTCTCTCATAAACTGATAATTTATTCATATTTTCAATAAATATATTTGAAACTCCTTCACTTAATCCTTTACTCTGTGTAACTAAAAGATTACCTAGTGATACTTCTATCTTTTTTATAAATTCTTCCATAGTTAACGCATCTTTACACTGTTCATTTAAAAATATATTAATATTTAATTTATTCTTATTTATTGTATTATTATTACCTACTCTAGGTATTAATTCATTAATCTGCTCATGCATTTGTTTTTGTTGCTCAAACATATGATTCTGCATTGTCTGAAACTGTTTAACTAGTAATGACTTTATTTCTGTATTTTCTTCAACTAATTTCATTACTAAATCTTTTGATGGATCATCATTATCTATTATTTCTTCTTTTTTTACATTTTTATTTATTTTTTTATTTAATAATTGACACTTTTTTTTATGATTATGGAGAGAAGCCCGGTAAGGATATTCTTTTCCACATTCACAAATAAACTGCGAACTTGGTTTTGCATTTTCTTGCAAAATTGTTGTCATTTCGTTGTATTTTGTTGTATGTTTATGTTTTGCTGTCAAAAGATGTTTGTCGAAGTTATACTTATTGCTCGTGCCAAAGTCACAAAATTTACAATAAAATTTTTTTGCATTTTTTTCCTTAATTTCTTGCAAAAAAGTTGTCATTTTGTTGTATTAAAAATATATAAAATTTTCTTTTTATGATGATTTTTTATAAAAAAAAATTTATCGTAAGAGTTTATTTTTAATAAAAAATAAAATTTCAATGCATTATCATTTATAAAATAAAAATATTAGAAATTTAGTATTTTTTTTTTTTTTTTTTTTTTTTTCTTTTTTTCTTTTCTTCAGGGCTAAGTTATATGCCACCTCTTCTCTTGACTTATCGGTTCCCAACCTACGCACAAAAACGAAAACTGAA